CGAATATCCTTTACCTGCCTGATATCGCGTTTGGGCTCGAAGGGACAGCTACGACCATCAGTGATTGCCTGGGCGGGCAATGGGTCACCTCAACCACTGGTGACGCCAACACCTTCCTGCGGCAATACGCGCCGGTGACGGGCGCGGTGCTGTTATCGACCATCAACACGGCCGGCACGACGCTCTCCGCTAGCACCATGTACTGCCAGGAAATCGACCTGCAAAATGGCAAGTACGCCACTGGCCTAGCGGTTTTGAACGGTACGACAGTCGGAACCGACAAGCACCTGGTTGCGTTGTACGACGGAACCGGGAACTTGCTGGCCAATAGCGCTACCGCCGGAGCGACAACCTCCGGTGCATCCACCTATCAGACCTTCGCCTTCACCGCCCCTTACTACATGGTGGCTCCGGCGAAGTACTACGGGTGCATGCAAACCAACGGCACAACCGACACGGTGCGCATGACCGTAACCGGCGTGCAGGACGGCTACACCACCAAGGGCGTTACGGGTCAGACCTTCGGGACTGTGCCGGCAACGTTTACGGCTCCCACCACCTTCACCACGGCGGTTGGACCGTATTACCAGGTGTATTGAGCGAAGTTAGACAGGCGCACCCTTCTCCGCCTGTCGGCGCTAGCCCGGTCGAAACTGGCCGGGCTAGCGTTTCCTTTATCTTTTTGGGAATTATGTACTTAACTACCTTGAGGAAAAACGATGAATAACGCTCTCTTTTTCAGCGCGGCTTCGGAGCATTGGGCAACCGACGCTAAGACATATGCTGCGCTTGATGACGAGTTTCATTTCAACTTT